GGTATGATTATGGAAGACTTTGCAGGGGCTTAAATTACGCCCAACGTAAAGTATAAATTGTCGTTTTAATGCAATTTATACACTGTTGTATGTCTGTATGGCGGCAATAACCTACAATGATTATTAAATAGAACGAAACGTAAAAATATTTAAAAATGAGCGATGGAAAAAAATGGTTTTTGAAAAAACCAAACATAGATTCTCGTATGAATGGACTTTAAAGGATGCAAACTTTACTAAAGATAAAGGAACTGTTTTTAGTTGTTTTGCTTGTGGTGGAGGTTCTACAATGGGGGTACAAATTAGCTGGCTTTGATGTATTAGGATGTAATGAGATTGACCCAAAAATGATAGAAGCATATAAGGCTAACCACAACCCAAAGTATGCTTATTTAGAGCCTATACAAACCTTTAAACTTAGAAAAGATTTGCCAAAGGAATTATACAACCTTGATATTTTGGATGGTTCACCACCTTGTAGTAGTTTTTCAATGGCTGGAAATAGAGAAAAGGATTGGGGCAAAGAAAAGAAGTTTAGAGAAGGACAAGCCGAACAGGTTTTGGATAACTTATTTTTTGACTTTATAGACCTTGCAAAAGAATTACAGCCAAAAGTTGTAGTTGCTGAAAATGTAAAAGGGTTGCTTTTAGGTGATGCAAAAGAATACGTAAGGCGTATTTATAGAGAATTTGATTTAGCTGGTTATTATTGCCAACATTGGTTATTAGATGCAAGCAAAATGGGTGTACCACAACGCAGGGAAAGAGTTTTTTTTATTTGCTTGCGTAAAGATTTAGCTGAGCCATTTTTAAAGCAAGTAAGTTTGTTTGATATATTACCACAACTTTTGTTAAACTTCCAGGAGCCTGAAATACCAATAAAGAACTTTGCAAAAGGTAGACCGAAAAAAGAAACACAAAATTATACAGAAAATAGATTTGGTGATGTGATGTTAAATGTGGACCGAGCGAGCAATACAATTGCAACTGATATAAACAGATATTGGTTAGATGAAAATACTTTAATTGATGAGAGAACAGTTAGTTTAATTGGTAGTTACCCGACTGACTATAATCATTTAGAATTTAATAATCCGCAATACTTAATAGGAATGAGCGTACCCCCTGTAATGACTGCACAAATAGCAACTGAAATTTATACCCAATGGCTTTGCAAAAGCCAAAAGAGGGGAGATTTTTAAATATTTTGGGCAATATGGTAGAATGTTTCATAAAAGAACGGAACTAAGCCATATTGCATACAACACCCGTATAAAGAACACTTTTATTACAATAAAATGAAGAAATATACTAATAGACAAGTAATTATGATTTCAGATGTTCAAGCAAATAGTCTGCAAATCTTAAAGCAATACAATGTCAACACTTCTCAATTCATTCGACAAGCGATAAAAGAAAAGTTGCAACGTGATTGGAGAGGAATTAAACAAGAATATAACAAAGAATACTGCCCTTTCTAACACTTACCGCTCATCAACTTATTTTACCGCTCAACACAATTTTGACAAATGAGTGAATGGAATGAGTAATTTTACAAAACAATTTAAAACTATAAACAATGGAAATTTACAAGAAACTAGCAAAAGTGAAAGCCGAGATAGGTACACTTAAAAAGAACGCAAAGAACCCACACTTTAAAAACACTTACATAGACTTAGGTGGTTTATTAGATGCGGTTGAGCCACTACTAGAAAAGAATGGTTTAATACTATTACAACCGATTACAGATGGTAAGGTAATGACTACTATAATAGACATTGATAATGGCGAAAATTTTATCTTCTGAGGATTGACTTACCAAACAATCAAAACCCTCAGCAGTTAGGTTCTGCTATTACTTATTTTAGAAGATACACGCTTCAATCATTACTTGGACTTTCAGCAGAAGATGATGATGGACAAACTGCATCACAACCAAAAAGAAAGCCACTATTAACACAACCAGCAGCGAGTGAACACATAGCAAAGAAAACTACTTTGGATGCTTTAAAACAGTTGTTTGAAGTAACGAAAGAACAAGAAGATAAATATTTTAAAAGCAATTAAAAAATAAAACTATGAACCAAGTAAATCAAATTTTATCAGAAGCAGTTGAACAAGTAATCAACGGAATGGCAGACCCTTTAGAAGTGTTTGCTTATTTAAAAGAAGTAGAAAAGCATTTAGCGAAGTGTAAAGAAGAAATTGAAAACGATGTATTTGCAGAAGCAGATAGATATGGCGATAAGACTTTTGAACATAAAGGCTTTAAGTTTACTAAAACCGATGGACGTGCTACTTATGACTTCAAAGATATTGTTCAATGGAATAAGCAAAAAGAAATATTGAAAGAAATTGAAGAAAAGTCTAAAGCAGCAGCAAAAAATAATAAAATAACAATGGTTACAGAAGATGGCGAAGTAATACAACCTTGCATAATCAAATATTCTAAACCATCAATATCTGTATCTTATGTTAAGCATTAGCCAAACAGTTTATCCCGATAGAACCCTATCCTATGAGTTATGGTTTAGATTTATAGCAATGGGTGGTCGCTCATTTTATGCGTGGGTGGAAGAGTTTGATTTGTTCTGCTACTCATATAAGGGTATGCTTAGAATGGACCAATGGCGTGTTAAACCACACTGCCAACACGGGACAAATAAAATAGTAGATGTTGAACTTTGGAAAGGCGCATCAGACTACGCTCTATCTTTTGAGGAAAAAGCAATATTGGTTAAAATTTTAAAGAATAAGTTATGAAAAAAGAAGAACTACTAATAGTTAATCTCAAAAACCCTCAGCATTTTTTTGTTGGTGGTTTAGTTTTTTTTGTAATTTTGTTTTTAAATGGATTTAAAGCGTTTAAAACAAATATGTAAATCAATTGACCGTCATAACTACGATGACTTATTACAAGACACCTACATACGTTTAAACGGTAAACATACATTCGATGAGAAATATTATTATTTATTCTATGTTACGGCAAAGAACCTTTATCTTAATCAACAGAAAAAGAAAAAGATAGTAACTACTTCTCTTGAATTAATTAAAGAGCCTGAGCAACTAGATGACTACGACCCAAGTATTTATAAAAAAGCACTGGATAAATTTTTATTATCAAATAATAATACTATATTTGCAGATGTTATTGAATTATACTTAATATGCCCAAAACATTACAGAAATGTCAAAGCATATAGGAATACCAAGATTAAAATTACACAGAATACTAGAAACGGCAAAAAAATGAAATTGGACTTGAATATATTAGAATTGCAAGTAATATCAATAGCGATAACGATTGCACTATATGAATTTTTACAATATGGAATGTATGTAAAGAGATGGCTTGGACTATCTCAGCATAGAGTAGTTAAACCACTGGACTGTGGCTTCTGCACTTCATTTTGGATAGGTACAATAATATCAATCATTGCATTAACACCAATGTTATTATTTACAAACTTTATAATATCTTATTATTATGGCAAAAATACAAAATAGAATATCGGAAGAAACACTTAGATTAATCACTCCACTCGTTCCAAAATTGATGAACGAAACTGTAGGTGATGTGTTCACTAAAGAGGAAATTGCATTACTAGAGATAATGTTCTTTGAGATGACTGGCAGACCTGCAGGAAAAGGATGCGGTCGTATGTGTGCTACAACATTGGTGCTATGTCAAAACTACTTCAAAATCTATCCAAACTACTGAAATCACAGAAGAAGTAATGATTGCAGAAGTAGAAGATTATAACAACTATTCTTTTAAAAGAAATTGAGAGAGATGTTTCCAAGTATTAAATCAACATCTAAAAAGGATTTCATCAAACAAATAAACGAACTATGAGCGAAGAACCTAAAAAAGACAGTAGGAGCATTAGCAGTAATTTCCTTTGGAGTTGCTATCTATTTAATTTATTTAGCAGTAACAATTTTGATGTAATGGCTAACAAACACAGAAATATAGATGCTGATGAACTTTGGCAACTTGCAACTGAGTATATGGACGAATGTATCCAAGCAACTCAAGAACAAGCAACGAGTTCAGGCAAGATAGTAGAGGTTAAGTCTAGGCATATACCTACTATCGGCTATTTCTGCGACCATTGGATAAGAAGAAAGGATATAAATTTCTATACTAGAGTACATTTTCATAGAGTTATTAATTTAAAAGAGCATCCATTACGTAACACTATAAAAAGTATAGACGAAAAATTTAGGTCTTTGGCTGAGGATATTGTAGCGAATGAGGGTAAAGGAATATTCTATGCAAAGAACCGTTTAGGAATGACTGATAGACTTCAAACCGATAACAGTACAAGTGTTTCAATCATTAATATAGACCCATTAGATGATTCAAACGACAACGACACTAAATAAAATTGCAAGACTAAAGAAGCGTATTAAAGTTATTCAAGGCGGTCAAGGTGCATCTAAGACATTTAGTATATTAATACTACTAATCAATCACGCTGCTAGTAAACCAAACAAAGAGATACTTATTTTATCTGCTGAACTTACTAAAATGAGGTTAACAGTCATTAAAGACTTTGTAAAGATTATGCGTTTAAGTGGTATCTATGAGGACAGTAGATTTATTTCAGGGACTTTATACAGATTTCCTAACGGTTCATTTATTAAGTTTATAGGATTAGACAAGTCAGATGTTGGTAAGGGGTTACGTTCTGATATTGCTTACTTCAATGAGGTTAATAAAATAGATGTTGAAACATATAGACAAGTGGCGACTAGGTCTAAACGAGTGTTTGCTGATTTCAATCCTGATGCAGAGTTTTTTATACATACAGATGTAATACCTAGAGAGGACTGCGACTTTCTAAAAGTAACATTTTTAGACAACGAAGCACTAGCAGAAGAGGAGCGTAACGAAATACTACTCTATAAGCAATTAGGGTATAATGAACAAGGCGAAATAATAAATAAGTATTGGGCTAACAAGTGGAGAGTTTACGGTTGTGGAGAGGTCGGGTCTATTGATGGAGTTGTATTTGAGAACTGGGAAACAAAAGCAATACCAACAGATGCAAGGTTGCTTTATTACGGGTGTGATTTTGGTTTTGCTACTTCTAAATTTGCAGTAGTTGGAGTTTACCAATATGATGGACATTTGTACTTAAAAGAATTGGTTTATAAGAATAACCTAACCAACCAAGATGCAGGGGGCTGAAATGATAAGTAAAGGCTATAAGAAAGGGTCTTTAGTTTATTGCGATAGCGCAGAACCTAAAAGCATTGAGGAACTAAGGAGAGCTGGAATAACTGCGGTTAAGTGCGAAAGTAAGCAAGACATTAAGACATTCGCCATTCAAAAGTTAAACAGTCAAATATTCTATGTTGATGAAAATAGTAGTAACTTAGTCGATGAATTAAGATATTACATTTGGGATGAGAAAACTGGCAAACCTAGAAAGACAGATAAGGACCACTTAATGGACGCTTTGCTTTATGGTGTTGGTTCTGCTGGAAAATACTCAGGCAATTATTTATGAAAATAACTACAATCATACCAACTTACAAAGATAGAGGCTATCTTAAACACGCCATTAAGTCTATTCAAAATCAGACTTATAAAAATCATCAGTTGCTAATTGGAAAAGGCGGTACAGTTGGCGCAAACATAAATAGTTGTATTCCATTTATCAAAGGCGATATTGTTCATTTTATGGGTGATGATGATTTGTTACCTAGTTATGTTTATCAAACAGTAGTAGATAACTTTAAAGGTGATATGATGCACGGCAATAGCATACGTTTTAAAAATCCTTACAGTTTATTAATAGCAAAGCCTAGTATTGAGAAGCCAACGCTCCAGGAGATGATTAAAAACAATGCTTTGATTGGCGGCACTTGCTACTATAAACGTGAGATATTTGATAAATGGGATGAAACTTTAACGACTGCTGAGGAATATGATTTTAATTTAAGGAAAATAAAAGAGGGTGCAAACATTCAATATCTAAATGAAATTTTGTACTTTTACAGAATTCATCAAAATCAAAAGAGCATAGGTAATAAAAGATAAAGATTACCAAGCGAAGAGGGATGAAGGTTAAACGAACTATTAAACTGAGGTATATATGAAACAACTTTATAAAATTATACTATTCCTTTACTTAGGCTACTTTGTCTTAAAGGCATTACCTAACGAGGTTTTTATGATGGAAACAAAAGCATCTAAGCAATTTGCTTTTACTTTGATTTCAATTACTAATATAGCAATGTGGTTTATTACATTATGGTTACTACTTCCGATTAATATAGCAACCTACCCAGCGAGGTTTAGCCACCTTATGAGAACGCTTGAATCATTGGAGGGTCAAGCCGATGTTATACGCATTTGTTTGAATGAATATAAAACTATTCCTGAACCTTTAAAAAAGTATGATTGCTTTATACCTAATAAGAATCTAACAGACAATGGTAAGTTTGTATTCTTACCTATTAAAAGGCGTGAGATATACTTTAGTTGTGATGATGATATTATCTATCCACCTGACTATGTAGAGCGCACCGTTTCTTTGATAAACAAGTACAAGTGCATAGTTACCTATCACGGTAGGTTATTACAAGGATTGAAATAAAGACTTATTACAGGGGTCATAAGTTTTGGCATTGCAATAGGTCAACTAAAGAACACATTTTAATTGACATAGCAGGAACAGGAGTGACTGCATTTGATACTGATTATTCCAATCAATACCCAATTGATACAGACTATCACAAAATGAGTGATGTAGTATTTAGCCACGCAGCAATGAATCACAAAATAATGTGCGCTAAAAAGAGTGGTGGTTGGATAGTACCTCAATTAGTGAATGAAAGTATTTACCAAACAGAAAGCAGAACAAATCAAATAAATCAAATAAAACTATACAAACGAAATATATGAAGACAAAAAAAGAAAACAATTATAGAGAGGTTAATGTAAAACTTCTTTAATACTCTTAAAGCATACGATTACGATAAGATTGATAGGTTTAACAAAGGCGAATACTTTAAAGATGTTGACAGGCCTGAGAATGATGAAGTGATTAATTTCATAGCAGACTTCACAACAGTTGAAACCGACTTGTTATGGTCGCAAAGTGTATCAACCATTAAAGACCTATTCATTAAGTTGATGAATAACTTTTCCACTTACAAGCCAAACGAACCACTAAAAAGAAATTAAGATTGATAAAACTACTTATACATTCAGAACTGAGTATTTAAAAATGAGTGTTGGTTGGTGGGAACACGTTAGAATGTTAAGTCAAAAGGATAGTAACCCGATTGATAAACTTGGTTTACTCTACATTGAGAAAGGTATGGACTATGCACAAACCGACAAGAATAAAAATGTATTGAATCCAACAGATGCAAGGACACAACTACTAGCTGAACATTTGACATTAGGGCAATTCATTGATATTCATAAATTTTTTTTTCTACAATAATTGGACTTGCACAAAAGGACTATCAGAGCAGCAGAAAAAAGACAGTTGAGCAAGAAGAATGAGCAAGAGGCAAATTTGAAGAAAGATGATAGCGGATATAACTTTGAATTAACAGTCGATAGACTAGCCAATCATTTTAGGACAAGTTGGGAAGATGTTAGCAGTTGGAATATTATGTATTTCAAACACAAAGTTGAATATGTAAACTACCTAGATAAGATGGCTAAAATGAAACTAGAATTTTTAAAAAGTTGTTTTATATTTATGGCGCAAGATGTAAGCATATTGGAACAAATGAACTCTATCCTTATGAGTGAAGTAATTGAACCTATAAAGGGAAGTGCTCCTGATATTGTTTTAAATTGGTTGCAAGGTCGTATCGACCACGCAAAAGAAATACTTAAGAATGACGGTAGAATGACAACGTCTGGAGCGTTATACCAATCAATCAGAGAAAGCGACTTACAACTATCCGATGAGGGTGTGATGACTGTTAATGTAATTGCTGAGCAGTATTGGAAGTATATCAATTATGGGGTTAAATGGTACAGAAGTAAATCATGGTAGTACAATGTCATTTACTAGCAAAGCGCCACCACGTTCTGCAATGTTGCAATATATTAAAGACAAAGCAATTACTGAACTAGCATATACAAATAGAGAGGGACAAAGGATAGTAAAACCTCTAAATGATGATAAAGCAAGGAATGGGGCTGCTTATGTATTTAGTCAAGCGGTTAAACGTAAGGGTATAAGAAAGACACCGTTTATAGACAATTCATTCACAGATGAACAAATAGATATTTTAACAAAAGAATTAGCAAACTTATGGCAGTAACGATAGAACAAGAACCTCAAGACTATTCACAGAGTGGACAATTTATGGTTTGGACTTTTTCAAGTAACCAAACAGGACAAGCGAATTTTAGTTATATTTTAGAGGTTTATATTGCAGGAAATTTAGTTTACACGGCTAAGGTATTGCCGACTACTGGTATATATGGCTTCTTTGATGCTTCGGAAGTTGCAGAAAGGATATGTAAACGTGCCACCGATAGCGACTACATTATTTGATGATGCTGAGAATAATGATACTATCTATATAAAAGTAATTGAGAATTACGGTACACCTCCAACAAATCAGGCTAGTGCTACAACTGTGGCAACATTAAGATTTTACAAAGCAAAGTCTAAATACACAGTTGATATGTCCCAGTATATTGGAGATTTAGATAGTAAATTAATGACAGATTTTGCAAGTAAAAAACTTTATAATTTTGGAAGTCAAAGGATAAGTGCTATTGCAAATGATGAAGAGCCGAATGCTTACTTTGATTTTAGAAATTCTGCAGGAACTCAGATAAAACTTGAATCATTGAGTAGTGTATCAGGGTATATTTTAAATATGTATTTTACCTATTCAAATATAAAAACTATTTTTGGAGTTGGTACATTTACAGATGTTGTATATTTTGATTTTTATTTAGGATATGGCGCAGGAAATAGTGAATCTATAAGAATCTACATAGACCATTCCAAATTTGCGCAAACATTCCAAAAATGAGATTACATTCTTAAACTTTATAGGTGGTTTAGATGTGTATCACTTTACTAGAATGAAGCGATATACAAAGACAACCACACCTAACCAATTTAAAACAAATGAGGGTGTATTGAATGCAGATGGTACATTCACAACATTAGATACAAGCGGTCAATATAACTACCAAATAACTCAAGACGAAACTAATCACACTTCAAACTGGGGTGGATAAGTGAAAGTGATTACAACATTTTTAAATGGAGCAACTGCTGACAAGTCCATTCGTACTATACAATGGTAAAAGGGTTGCGATAACAGAAGCAACTGCAGAAGAGAAATATAGAAAGTTTGACACTCTATTCAACTTCACAATCACAATCAAACAAAAATCTTTTACAAGTACAGTAGTATGATAAATGATGAACTTTACATAAATGGGTTAAAGGTTGATTTAGATGCTTCAACTGACTTTTCTTTTTCTTTTTTAATTAATGATGTTAAAGAGCCTGATAAAAGAAGTCGAAGCGTATCTAAGACATTAAATATTCCCGGCACACAAAAACAATTTAAATATATTTTATAGCGCTTATTCTTTGCCTCAATACTTCGACCCATTAAATCCTATTGGCTTCGACTTCGACCCTAGACAAACGTATGAAGCAAAGTATTATGTAAACAATCAATTACGGTTCAATGGCTTTGCGCAAATCATAAAGACAAAGATATTAAATGAAGTAGTTAATTTTGAGATAGTTTTATTTAGCAATGTTGTTAATTTCATAAATCAATTTGGAGATATAAAAATAAGTGAGTTAGGTTGGACAGAATATAACCACGTTTTGAACCATACCAATATTGCAAACAGTTGGGACACATCAGTAATAAAAAATGGTGTTGCTACTTCTAACTTTACGGCAGGGTTACCCGATGGCTTTGGGTATTATTATGCTTTGATAGATTACGGTTTCGGAGGGCAACCTGATGAATATGCGGACAACAGGATATTTCCTCACTTATACCAACGTGAGATATTAATAAAAGCATTTGAATTTTTAGGCTTTACCATTGATGGTTCTTTCATTGATAGCGCAATGTTAAAAAAGGCAATCATTGGAATAGGAGGTGGCGACCCTCCGAAATTGGATAGTACAGAGTTAAATAATAGATTGGTTGATTTGACAATTGATAGAGTTATAACCAATACATATACACCAGCTGGCGGTACAACAAGCCTATTTTGGGAAGTTGCTCAAAGTATTAATTTAAGCGCAAGTGCAACAGTTGTTCAAGATATTAAAGGTCAATATTCAAGTCCTAGCATTCAAGTTTCAAATGATGGGAATTATAGGGTAGTAGTTAACGGCACGATTGATTATGATTTATTAATAAGTGGCACAGGAACAGGGTCAATTAGTAGTTTCCTGCTTGGGTTAATAGTTTATAAAAATGGTGGTATTCAACAAGTTCAAGGGCAAACAATTATAAATACGGCAACAGTTAACAAATTAATTTAATTGGAACAACATCTAATTTTAGTATAGTTTTAGATTTACCGTTAGCAGGTGGTGATGTTATTAATTTAGGTTATAGTTGGAATGTAAACGCTGAACAGCAAGTAGATGGTTCGCTTGGAAATTTAACCGTAGAATTTGATACAACAGGTTTCGACTTTGAACTACAAGCAACAGATAGCGAATTGGTAAAACGGCGACAATGTTAACTTAGCCGTTTTTGCACCTGATATAAAAGTCGCTGATTTCGTTACTTCAATTATTAAGCAATACAATTTACAAGTAGATGAGCCAACTGAGTTGAATGTAATAAACATTGAACCTCTTGAAGATTACTATGGCTCTACTTCTGATGCTGATGATTGGACCTATAAGCAAGACCTCACAAAAGAGATTGAGATTGAACCTATAGCAGTCACTCAGCCAAAAAGATACGTTTATAATTACGCTGATGATAACGACTTTTATCACGCTCTTTATAAGTCTAAGCACGAGCAGGGATATGGCAACTTCACGTTTGAAAATCCTACACTATTCACAAAAGGCGATAGTATTATTAAGATGCCTTACACAGTTACGCCATTAGTTGATATTGAGAATACAGATTTAACTATTCCTAGAATTATCAAAGTAGAAAATAGTATTGTCAATCCATACAAAGGAAAGCCACGTATTTATTTTATCAATCCTATGCAAACGGGGGATTGGACTTTAAAGACAACTAGCGGTGCAGAAAGTGATAGCGTGTACGCAACCTATCCGTTAGCGCATCATTTGGACAACATAACAACGCCAACAATTAGATTTTATGTTTTGGTACACCTATCGAAGTGTTTTATATTGCTTCTGCTTACACCACTAGCAATTTATTCCAATTATATTTCAGAAGATTTATAAACGAATTTACAAGCATTGATGGTAGGTTATTGACTTCTTATTTTAAACTTGACGAGGGAGATTTTATAGGCGACTTTTTTAGCAATTTAAAGAAGATAAAAGGCATCGCTTATAGGTTAAACAAAATAAACGATACAGTGCTTAATAGCGGCACTACTTCACAAGTTGAATTAGTAAAAGTATTGGAATCTACTTCTCCACGAAACTACACGATTAAGCTTCCACAATTAATAGACGGTAAGCAAATTAAAGAATTAGTTTTTGAAGATGAAACAACAGGGAATGATGCGGTTATTAGTGTAAAAAGTGGGGCTATACAAGTGACAGAAACAACAGGCAAAGTAGTAAGTCCATATATTAGCGTTATTGTAAACGCAGATTATACTGTTTTACCTGAAATTTACACCGTATTAGTGACTAATGATGCAATTATAACTCTACCCGACCCTAAAGATGTTATAAATAAAAGAGTTACCATTAAATACGCATCTACTTCTGCTATTGATTTGAGAGTAAAGGCTGTAAGTCCAACAACCTTAATAGATGGAGAAATAGAAATACAAATGACACAACCATTAGAGTCAAAAACTTTTACAATTAATAAATTACTACAAAATGGATAATATTATAAAATTATGAGTTATAGCCCATACATACCCGATAATTTAGATGCTTTTGCAAGACTAAGAGTATCAAACCCGGAAACGATATTTGACAGTAAACAAATATATGACAAACAAGATTTATTTTGGAGTGATGAAATAACTGGTAGCGGTGGAGTTACAACATAACACCAACCAAGCATCTAACAACCTTAACAGTTGCTAGTGCAAGTGCTGAAATGACAAGCCGACAATCATTCCAATATTTCAACTACCAACCAGGAAAGTCCCAGTTAATTTTGATGACTGGAATAATTGGAAGTGCTGCAAGTGGGTTTACACAGAGAATAGGTCAATTTTAATACAGATAATGGATTATTTTTTGAAGTAACTAGCGCAGGAATTGGAGTTGTAAGAAGAACTTTTACAAGTGGGTCGGCAGTTGACAATAGAATTAACCAAGCAGATTGGAATATTGACAAATTAGATGGTACTGGTAAAAGTGGTTATACATTAGATTTGACTAAAACACAAATATTCTTTTTCGATTACGAATGGCTTAGGAGTTGGTACGGTTAGATTTGGAGTGTTTATAGATGGCAAACCTATTTACTGTCATTATATCCACAATGCAAATGTACTTACAGAGGTATATATGTCAACTCCTAACCTACCTTTAAGATATGAAATATCTAATGATGGAACGGGTGTAGGTGCTAAAGATATGCTACATATTTGTTCAAGTGTAATAACTGAGGGCGGTCGTTCAGAAACGGGAGTTTTAAGAGGTTTAAATAGAGCGGACAACACATTGATAACAAACAATAATTCACTTATTTACCCGTTAATTGGTTTACGTTTTCAAAGTGGTAAATTAGGGGCATTTGTAAGATTATTACAATTAGAAGTGTTGTGTACTTCAACAGCGGTATATTCTTGGTATATTATTTTAAGCCCAACAATTACAGGCACTTCTCCAACTTGGACACCTATAGCAAACTCAACACTTGAGTACACATTCCCAACAAATGCGACTACTATAAGCGGGGGGACGATAATTACTTCGGGTTTAGGTTCAGACACCAATAACACAGAACTAGGAGCAAAACAAACAGTTGATAATGATTTAGTCATAGGTTCAACAAATGGAGGGACACCACAAGAGATATACATAGGTGTTCAGCGATTGAGTGGAAATACGGAAACATTTTACGCAGCATTAAACTTTTCAGAAACAATATAATATATGGCAGAAAACAGAGATATAGTAGTAAGTCTGAAATTAGACACTAAAGGAGCAGAGCAAAGGAGCAAAAAACAAGTTGAGCAATCGCTTAAAAGGTATCGATAAAGAGCAAAAGAAAATCAACGATACACCTTTAACTCTTGGCGAAAGGTTGGCTAAAAATAAAAAGGAGAGATTGATGCAGGTGGTTTGTCAATGCGTGAGTTAACTAGAAAACTTCAAGACTATCAGACTATCGCAATAGACGCAGGTAGAACTTCTCCAATAGGTAAGGCGGCGTTAAATGAGGCTGCAAATCTTCAAGACAAATTAACCGATTTACGAAATGAAGTCACCTCGTCTTGCAAATGATGGTAAGAATATGCAAGGGGGCTTTTACAGTTAGGGCAATCAGTAACTGCAGGTTATGGAGCAATGCAAGGTGTAATGGCTTTAGCAGGTCAAGAGAATGAAGCACTTAATGCAATCACTTAGTAAAGATGCAAGCGGCTCAAAGTGTACTGACAGGAATTGAGACAAATTAGGCTATCTTTAGAAAAGGAAAGTGACGATGATGTTGATGTTCAGAAACACACAAACAAAGATAGCGACTGCTTTAACCACTGCTTATGCGACTGTTGTAGGTACGGCAACGGGGGCGTTGAAAATATTTAAACTTGCTTTAGTAGCTACTGGAATAGGAGCGATAATTGTGGGGCTTGGTTTACTTATTGCTAATTTTGATTTAGTTAGTGAAGCAGTTATTAAAGGTGCTAAGAGGGTTCAAAATATGGCTAAGGAGTTTCGAGAAATGGGAACGGGTATGCAAATACTTATAGGGTATTTAACTTTTGGTTTAGTACCAGCGATTTCATACGCTATCAAACTCTTTGAAGATATGGGTGTAGTTGATGATGAGGAAACAAAAAAAATGAAGTCAAACGCTCAAGCAAAAAGAGATGCGATTAAAAAACAAACAGATGCGATAATTTCAGACCTTAATAGACAATCAGATGCAAATAAAAAAGCAACAGATGATGCAGTTAATAATTTGGATTATGAAATAAGAAAAAGACAAGCGGCAGGAAAGGAAACAAAAGATTTAGAGCGTGAAAAGATAATGCTTTTAATAAATTCTACTAAAACTGAATTGGCTTTAATTCAGCAAAGAATAGATGCTAAACAAAAAGAAATTGAAAATTCAGGCGAGGTTAATAAAGTTTTAGCAGGAATAAACAAAATAAAAGAGGAGGAAAGGCTTAAAATTCAAAAAGCAACATTAGATAAATTAGTACAAGACTTAGAAATATTTGATATTGGAGAGCGCAAAAGAGCAATGGACGAAATTGCAAGAAAGAAAGAAACTTCAAAGAAAAAAACAGATATTGTCAAGAAAGAAATAAGCGAAGAGGATAAATTAAGAAAAGCGCAGCAAGATGCAGATAAAAAAGCATTTGATTTAAAACAAAAAGCAATAGCAGATGAGGAAGCAGTTGCAGAAGCATATAGACAAAGACAACTAAGCGCACAACAAAAAGAACTTGACGACTTAAATGAAAAGTTAAACAATGAGTTGTTAGCAGTAGGGAATAATGAAGAGTTGAAACTACTATTAGAAGAAGAGTATCTAGCAAAGAAAAACGCAATAGTTAACAAGTACATTGATTTAGAAGATGAAGCGAAAAAGAAAGCAAACGAAGAGGAACTAGATAGAAGATTGGCACTTGCTGATAAAATAAACGAAAAGGCTCAACAAGGGCTAGATTTTGCCGACAACTTAAATGCTATATTTGGTAAGAATAGCGAAAAGGCTGCAAAGCGTGAATTTCAAATTAACAAAACAAAGAATGTAGCAGATGCAACAGTTGATGGATATAAAGCGGTTCTATCAACATTTGCAAACACACCTACTGGAATAGTTGGTAAATCAATCGCAGCTACAGCTGCTGGGGTATTCGCCGCTTCAAATATTGCGAGAATAGTATCATCACGTTACGAGGGTGGCGGTGGCGGTGGTTCTGCTTCTGTATCAATTCCTAGAGTTTCAAGCGGTGGAGCAAATGGTGGAGCAACAGGACAAGCACAACAAAATGACAACCTAACAAACATTGCTAGTTTGTTAAATAACCAACCAAGTCCAGTCCTTGTAGTTGATAAGTTTCAACAAGGTAAATAACGAAGCGTCTAAGATAAAAAACCGTTTCATCTATCTAGTTGGTTATTAAACTCCAATACGTTTAAAAAAGTAGAACAAGATTTTAAAAAAAGTTAGTTTTACTTGTATGGAGAAATTGCCTTTATACAAAGTTGTATTAAATTCTGATGAGGATGGAATGGACTTCAACGCTTTCGTTGATTATCCAGCTACTCAGAAACAAGCATATTTTTTTGGTAAACCTGAAGATAAATTCCACTTTAACGAAGAAAGACGAATTGTTACGGGTGTAGCGATTGCTACTAACATTCCTATTTATAGAAGAGATAAAGCAGGGAATGAATATAACTTATTCTTTACTCCACAAGTCACAAGAGAACTAGGTCGTAGAATGATGCAAAAAGGATATATGCACAATCTAAACTCAATGCATGATTCTAATAAACAAATCAATGGTGCTTCATTAGATGAAATCTATTATGTAGATAAAGCAAGAGGACACCACGCTCCTGACATTTTCAAATCTCAAAACTTACAAGATGGTACTATGATAGTATCTTATTTTGTTGAGAATAATGACGAGTGGGATAAATGGAAAAAAGGTATTTATCAAGGGTTTAGTATTGAGGCTTGGTTCGATATTGAAAAAGTAAATTTTAAAAATCAAATAAAAATGAATGAAAAAAAGCAAACGCTAAAAGATAGAATTCTAGCAATTTTTAGCGAAACAGAAGCCGAAAAGGTATTCGCAGAAACAGTTACTTCAAATGGCGAAACAATGAAATGGGAAGGCAACCTTACAACTGGCACACCAATTATGTTGGTAACAGAAGAGGGGGAAATCGTAGCAGGAGAGGGAACATACAACCTACCTGAGATGAACCTAGTTATTACAGTAGATGTAAATGGACTTGTAGAAACTGTTGAAGAGGTGACTGAAGAGGTGACTGAAGAAGAAACTAACTGAGGAAGTTATCGAAGAAATGGCTAAGCAGTTTGCTAGTCAAAGAGAAAACTTTAAAAAAGAGGTTGCCGAGTTGAAATCGACTATCGAAGAGCAAAACAAAAAAATTGAAAACCTATTTAAATTGGTTTCAACAACAGAAGAGAAAAAAACAAATGTAAAACCAAACACCAACGCAGATTGGAAAAAAATTAAAGCCTAAAAAAATGAAAGATTTATTTAAAGAAAAATTTAGTTACACAGTAACTGATTTAGCAGAAAACATCAATATCTCTTCAACAGAAGTGATACCTGCATTAGTTGAGAACAACGACTTTTTATCGAGAGTTGTAATTCAAGATGGTGTACCAGCAGATTCTACTTACATCGTTAAATTGTTTGATATAGACCCTGAACTACAAGCAATGACAAACTGCGCATTTTCAGATGCAGGAACAGTTGACTTTACACAAGTAGAATTGACATCTAAAAGAGTTGGTATTGAATTACTTTTGTGTAACAACTCGTTAAACAACACTTGGGCGCAATTGCTTTTGAGAAGTGGTGCTAAAGCATCTTTGGAAGAGTTGCCGATTGAACAACAAATGTTGGCTTTAACTAGATTGAAGTTAGAGAAGAAAATTCAAGACTTAATCTTCAAAGGAGATACAGGTTCAGGAAATTCAGAACTTGCAATGTTTGACGGATTGATTAAAAAATGGAAAAACGACCCACTTATCCCAGCGTTTGCAAATGCAGGAGCAGTATCAGCTTCTAATGCTTATGCAATATTCAAAGGAGTGTCAAGAACAGTTGCAACTGAGGTAAGAGATAATGCAATAGCAGGAGAAATCATTTGTTCAGAAGTTGACTTTAATTTCTTAGTTGATAATTTATTAGCAGATAACAACTTCCACTATACTGCAAACATTCAAGGAGATGGAAATGGTAAAACATTAGCATTGCCTGGAACTATGGACACAGTTAGAGTAGTACCTCAATTGTCAACAGGAGAGATATACTTCGTTCCTTATTCTTATGTAATGGTTTCAACTAACCAAGAGGGAGATTTCCAAGGGGTTTACGCTGATTTCTTAGTAAAAGAAAGAACATTGAGATTATCAGGAATAATGGATGTAGGAGTTAACTACGCAAGACCTCAATACTTTGCTAAGTATGACGAAGCAGCATCTTAATTATTAACACTTTAAAAAACATACAATATGAGTTGTGAATTATTAAGTGGATATACAAAGCCTAATTGCTCTAACAGAGGAGGATTAAAGTCTATCACCATCATAAATAGTGATGGTGTGACTTTCTCAGTTGCAACAGGATTAGCTACAATTTCCACGCAGACGAAAACTGCATTTAAATTTGAACTCGACATCAATAGTGGATTTGCAAACCAAAACGCCAACAGGAAGCAGAGATAACAACTCTACAATCTATGAGCAAGCGGTTATGGCTATGTTAAAATCTTAGCGATGTTTGATTCTGATTTACTTGTACAAACATTATCAAGTGGTTATTTTAAAATCATTGCTACTGATAGAAATGGAAGAAACAAGTTTTACGGACTTGAAAATGGAATGTTTGTAACTACTCACGAGGGAGTGAGCGGTCAAGCAGGTGGAGATATGAATGGCTGGACTTTGAACTTTACAGGTCAAGAAGATGCTATTGCTCCACATATTTCTAATACAGACTTACAAACATTAATCGTACTTTAACTCTTAGTTTCATAGTTAAGTTTATAAGTTTAAAAAAAAGGGGCAGATGAATAGTGTATTTTGTCTGCCTTTTTTTATATATTTGAAAAATGATACAAATTACAAAAGATAGCACAAATATAGTAGGTCTCCAAGTGATGGAATTAGCCATAAATCAAGAGTATTTGTTTGTGTTTTAAGAGGAACTACAAACACAAGTTGAAACAAAGATTTATTTAGAACCTACAAGCACAACAGATAGATACACTAGATTTGAGATTATTGAACCAATAGATATTGATTTACCAGCAGGCGAATATGAATACAGAGTTTACGATGGCGATGGTGTAAGCACAAATGAAAATGAATTTATTATCCTAGAGATAGGTAAGATGATAGTTATATGATTACGAAACAATTATTTAATAGACAAGTCGAAGTACCTGAGTTTGTCGAAAAATAACAATCAAGAGGTTGTTTACTGGGGTAAAAGATAAATCTACTTCCTCAATGGCTAAACTATCTTTATATCAGTTGTGCAGTCCATCAAGGAATAATCAAATGGAAAAGTTAATTATGTCATTGGTGGTGGTTTAAAAGGAAATGCTGAATTGGTTGATATGTTTGACCCAATTTTGAAATATATTGAAACTGACATTGAAATTAGTAATTCTACATACATTAAATGTTGGTTCAAGCCTGATGGAAAGACTATTGGTAGGCTTCAACACATTCCTTTTGAATGGGTTAGAGTAACTAAAAGCGGCATTTACCAAGTTTCAGAAGATTGGAGCGATAGCAGATTTAAAATAGTTGATTATGTAAGCATAAACGATAGAACTGATGAAATGGTGTGTATATTACCATTACAAAGAACACGGGCGACAATTCAAAATTGACCCAAATAAAGAAAACTATCATTAAATTACTACCCTACTATTCCTTATTCTGCTTGTATTAAGTCAATTATGACTGATATAGAGATAAAAACTATGAATTTAGCGAAACGGTAAACAATTTCAGTTTGGGTACTATTGTATCTTTAAATAACGGTGCAAGTCCAAGTGAAAAAGATAGAAACGAAGTAAAAGATTATATCATTGATAACGCAACAGGAAGCCATAACGCAGGCGGTGTAATGATATTGTTTAACAATGGCAAAGATACTGAGCCGACTGTTTTACATTTGAACGGAAACCAATTAAATGAGCGTTATTTATCATTAGGAGAGCAAGTACAAGACAACATATTAAAAGGTCATTCTGCAATTAGTGGCGAATTGTTTGGTTTTACAAAAGATGGTAACTTTAACCAAAGTAATATTGACATTGCTTATAGTCTATTCAAAATTCATACGTTAAAATGCGCCAAAATCAATTATTATCTATTATCTATGCAGTTGCAGAGATTAATGGAATTAGTGAGAGCGTTGAGTTTATTGAATACCAACTACCAAAAGCAGAAGTACAAGCGCCTAGATTTAAACTTGAAGATGATAAAATAAAAGACGAAGATATTATCAATGCTTTTGCTAATTGTGGCCGTGAAAGAACTTGGAAGCGAAGATATAATTTTGTTTGGCAGTTATGATGCTGAATTATTTAAACAAAACTTTGCTGAATTAGACTTAGTTACTCAAAGAGTATTGCAATTGATTAGCGAAGAAACGCCAATTCGATGCGGTTAATGGAAGCGACAGAAAACGAGAGCAACTGAACTAGCAAAGATTTATCAAAGATTGACTGATTTAAATTTAATCGAAGTAGATGGCACTATTACACAACAAGGAAAGAATTGAAGTAGCAAGACAAGATAATTGCAAGAATTGAAAACGGTGTAACTCTTAATGAAGTTAAAGATGGGTATGGTGCTGATGTAATTTGATGGAACGAGAAGATTTTTTGTAGAGAAATGGTAAGACTAATCAACAAACAAGAATTTTTGAGCATTGAAGATATAAACGCAATATCATCTAGGTTTGGAATGGATGTGTGGAGATATAGAGGTGGTTGGTATCACAATCCAAACACAAATAAAAACGAACCAATCGTGTCGTCATTATTGGAAACAAAACGTAAATAATTTAGATAACTATGGCAAACCCACTTATAACAGTAAGCACAAATAAAGAATAAGTCTTTAATCAATGGCAATGTAGATGCTCAAAAATTAGGGATAATGATTGAGCGTTCTCAAGATTTGTACCTTAGAGAAATTTTAGGCGCTGACTTTTTCAAGTACTTGCTATCAGCGGTTACTTATACAGCTGCTGAACAAACATTGATAGATGACTATATCTTTAAATTCATAATGGTAAGGACCGAAATAGAAGCGTGTGTTCATTTCAATTGGGATATAAGAAACAAGAGTGTAGGTGCATCAAATGACCAATATGGACAGGCAGGAGATTGGGAAAGTATCGATAAATTAAAGAACGATTTAAACAAACAAGCGTATCTTTACAGAAATATGCTAGTAGTTTATTTTGAATGACAATAAAACAGACTTTCCTTTGTATGAACAAAACTGTGAAAGCAAAGAAGAGCAATCCTCATTTTAGTCAAAATTTCACATTAGGAATAGCAAGACAATGAAAGACAAAAACGAAATTCATAAGAAGATTAAGGAAGCGTTAAAAAAAGATAAAAAAAGAACAAGATGCAAAAGTCATTAAAGCAAATAATATACGAAAACAAGCGTTTTAGTTGATGCACACATTTCAACTTTCGTTCTTTCCATTATGGCGACCTTTTAGATATCATAAAAAAGGGTAAAATTGATTATGCAAGTTGTTTTTTATCTATTAACAATGCAACCAACAATCCATTCTTTGAAACCATTACACTAGAGTTATTTGTGTTTGATATATTGGCAGATGGCGATGAGAATAGGGGCGACATTGAAAACACTACTAAACGCATATTAAATGACCTTATAACTACAATTAGATATTCCAATAGATGGAATAATTTTAGTGAAGTTCTAACTGATGTACCTGAGTTGAAATATTACGATAATCTTCAAGATAGATTAAGCGGTTGGGGTGGCACAATTCAATTGAAAGTTTATAGTAAAGATTGTTTAGTAGGTTTGCCGATTGATGGTTATGATTTTGATATGGCTGGCGACTTTGAAGCAACAGTAAACGCTATAGTTAGAAATAGTATTGGAGATACATTAGCCACTAAATTAGTGAGTGATGATGACAATATTATAAAATGTACCAAACATATCATTTACAGATAGTGATGGAACGGTAACGAGTGAGCCAAGCGGTGTTAATTTGGTTTGTACACCTCTGCAACCTTGTGTAGATGCAATAGTAGAAAACAGCGATGCTTCATATACGGATACAGTTGCAAGTGGTGGTACGTTAGTTTTACCCGATATTACCGTTACCGATAGCGACGGAAGTACATTCACACAGCCGAGTGTTACGAATGTGACTTGTACACCTCAAGTAAAAGAACTAACTATCGCAATACCTTACGAAGCATCAGACGACACTAGCACAGTTACTATCATATTAAATGCAGTTGGTACGATTAGCGCAGCAGATACGACTGGACTTACAACGGTTGCATATACGGTAAACGCTGCACCCGTAACTATTCCATTTGCATTGGCTTTGAGTGATGTATTAGAAATAACTTATGATGCTGCTGCTAGTGGTGGCACAATAATATTAACAGGCACTTATGTCTAGAAGAGTTACATATTTTAATAGTAGTTTTGCTTCATTTGACCCTGATGCTTTAGAGTTTATAACAAATTGGGAAGCCAACACAAGCGCAGTAATGCAAGAAACTCAAAGATTAGCGGTTATTGATTGGTATAGAGGTATGAAAGGCGAGGGAACTCCGAATGGAAGTAATTTATTAACAATAGCAAAGACGAATGGTGCTAGAATATTTATACTTATACCAATTGATGACATAACTTCTAATGCTTCTGCTTATGAATTAGACGCAGTTTCTAATGGTGTTATAAAAGGCTCTTATAATAACTTTACATCGGGAGATTTCACTGCATTAGGTGTTGTTGGTGGTCCAACTAAATCTTTTGATTCAGGTGTAGCATCTAATTCATATTCAGCAGACAATTTTGGATATGCGTTTTATTCGCGCACAAACTCTAGGGCGAATACACACGCTGACGCAGGTTCAGGGTCTGATGGTTTCGTTCAAACACGAACTGCGTCTAATACATTTAATGGTAGGGTTAATAATAGTGTGGATATTGGACTTATCAGTAACATGGATTCAAGAGGATTATTTCAGTTACAACGAGGTTTATTTGTTGGTGACAAAGTAAAAAATGGCGTGGTGTTAGTTAGCGATATAAGACCTGGTTCAACCAACACAAAAATCTATACTTTTCATAATTATTTAACATTATACTCACCAAGACAACTCTGTTTTTATGCAGTTTGGCTTGCAATATATGTCCACGAATGAATTGACCGTATTTTTTATACTATTAATCAAAGACTTCAATCAACTGTAATTACAGGAGGTCGTCAAATAGGAACTGCAATAGCACCAATTTAAGATATGGAAGAACAAGTAATATACATAACAAATAAGATAACCTCATTTTAAGAGTCAATGGAATGTGATTTGCACGCCTATCCCTTACGATAATGGGTATATTATTCCTTTAGGGTGGGAAAGTGAATTGCAAGCAAGGGGAAATTGAATTTACTTATGTTGATTATATTCCTCCACAATTAGAAGAATTATTATAATATGAAAACAATAATCAACGGCATCATTATTTCTTTAGTAGCGTTTTTCGTACCAATTAAAGGCGTTTTGTTGTTTGTTGGTATGTCAATACTAGCCGACACAATAATAGGTATTTACGCATCACAAAAAAGCTGGTCGAACAATCCACTTCCAAAAGGTTAGGTTGGGGCATAATATCCAAGATAGTTTTCTTATGAAGTTGCAATCTTAATGATTTACGGAATAGAAATACTCTTACTTGAAGATATTATGGCAATGTTTTTAGACATTCATTTGATAGTTACTAAGGGGACGGCATTAACATTAATATCAATAGAAGTATACAGCATAGATGAGAGTTGGCGTTCATTCAACAACGGTAAAGGTATTGCGTTCTATTTTGGACGATTGATAAAATTAGGAAAGAGCGTTAAAGAACATTTGCCTAGTGGCGAAAATAAACTATAAAATATGAGTAAATGGCAAACGAGTATTAAAGACAGTATTGCCTTAGAAATGGGCTTGACTTTAAATAATTCTAAAAAGTACCGATTAAATGAAGAACAAGCTAAGCAACTTAAAGAAATTAAGAGAAAAAAGAAGATGTTGTAAATTCAAACGAAACTAAAAGCAAATCCAACACATATAAAAAGAAAGACGTTCTAAGCGCTTATAGTGATGAGGGTAAGTTAATGAACATTGATGAGTATTGCGTTCATTTACAACCTACCTAAAGAGCATATAAAAGACTATAAACTTGTTACTCATACAGGCATACCATTTTACAACATTGTATTTTAAAGACCAAGAAGATGTTAAAGAGTTTTGATTTTTGATTTAATACTTTCAAAATATGACAACTTCAAACCTTGTGAAAATCAATTTAAAGTAAATACAGATACTGTTAAAACCTTTGATGTGCTTACTTACACAGATGTCCATATAGGTATGGAAACGAACAGTAAAGGCAATTCAATGTATGCTGACAAATGGGATAAAGAAACTATATTGCAATCAATGGCTAAAATGGTTTCAAAGGTAATTGAGAAAAAGCATAGTGATACATTAATAATTGACGAACTTGGCGACTTCTTAGATGGCTTTAATGGTTATACAACTAGGGGCGGTCATAAGTTGCCTCAGAATATGACAAATGAACATGCATTTGATTTGGCTTTAGAATTTAAAATAAGTATCATTAAATTGCTCAGAAAAAAGTATAAAGAAATAAGAGTTAACAACATTTGTAATGACAACCACGCTGGTAGTTTTGCTTACTTTGTCAACTCTGCATTTAAAAACTTTTGTGATAATAAATATAATAATGTTGAAGTAGTAAATCATAGACAATTTATTAACCATTATTTCGTAAATGATATTTGTTTCATCATATCACACGGCAAAGATGAGGACACGTTGAAGTTTGGCTTTAAGGTTCAATTAGATAGTAATGGACTTGAAAAGATAGACCAATACTGTAAGCAAAATGACATATATAAAAAAGCAAAAAAGATAGTATTTAAAAAAGGCGATAGTCATCAGGCATTATTTGATTTATGCACCTCAGATGATTTCTATTACTTCAACTATCCTGCTTTATCTCCAAGTAGTCAATGGGTGCAAAACAACTTTAAAAAGGGTCGTAGGGGCTTTGTCTTAGAAACTTGGAATAATACAGAAGTAAATATAACTCCAGTATTCCTTTAAATACCACTTACCATTCATCTACTCATTTTACCATTCATCACAATTATTAAAATATTTCTTTGATTTTACTTGTTAATTCAAAAAGTAGTTGTATATTTGTACACATAAACATTAAACAACTAGAAATTATGATTAACAAAGATAACTTTCATTTACAAACTGCAGGAGTTTTTTCAAAATGTGAAGAGATTACAACAACCCCTGATTATGTTTCTTTTGATAGAAGAGGTCGAGTATCTTCTAAATATTGGTACACAAGTGAGGGTGTAGTTAGAGCATCTAATCATTGGGGTTATGTTGCTAGTTGTAACTGGGTATTGAAAGGAGTATCAAAAGAATACAATGAATGTGAAGTGTATAACGATGTAAAATTTGGATTTTGTTCTTTTGAAAATTTTAATAAAACAACTACCTTGTATCAAAATGCAATTAACGAAAGAATGGAGTAAACTATGTAAATTAATTGAAGCATACAAAATAGAAAATAATCTTGATTTTTGTGGGTTTGAAGATGTAGTAGACACTAAAGAATCTAAAAAGTTGAAATTAGAATTAGATGAAAAATTAAGTAAAATATTTGAATTATAATGAGAGGAGGAAAAAAGAGAAAATGCAGGTCGTAAAATCACTTTTACAACGAGCCAACTAAAGGCGTGTGGTTTTACGGTGCCAATAAGCAAAGTTAAAGAAGTTAAAGAATTAGTTAAAAAATTATTTAAAACAATAATGAAAAAAACAATTAAGCACAACAATTAACGGTTACCCGAATTGATTACACAGTTGAATTTAGTTACAATTATAATTGGCTAGATTTATACGTTGAGGAATTAGATAAAGAATTCAATGTTAAAAACCCTAAAGATAATGACATTGATTTATACAATTATGCTTTAGACCAATTAACTGAAGAAATTGAAGCAGATTTACATTTGTGGTTAATCACAAATTCAAATGATGCTTACTTTCAATTCTAAGGGCGTAAAAGTGTTTTTAAATACAAAAACCCTATTGTGTTTGTGAAAAATGAAGCAGAAGCGACAAAGAATGGCTTTAGAATTAAATTTAGAAGAGTATGGATAAGGTTAAAATAATCATTGAAGCAGATAGTCCAAAGGATTTGTTAAAGTATCTTAAAAGCCGAAGATATGGCTTCATTTATTTTCGAGTTAGTTCATAATGGTTGGCGTGAATTTAAACATGCTGATTACGATTATGATATTGCTTGGGAGAAAATCAATACTTTACTTGACGAACATAACATTAACATTGATGAAATAATACAATGACTAAAGGACAAAAAATATCATTCGCAGCGATTTGTATTCTGTTGGTGATAAAGAAAATATTGGAGATATGACAACTAAACTAATAAGCATCTATTTCCTACTAACATCGTACAACATCAAACACGCTGATATTGTTTTGGCACAAGTAGTTTTGGAGTGTGGTTGGGAAGTAGATAGTAAGAACGTAATAGAACGAAACAATATTTTAGGTTATTGCTCCAACATGGAATTTACAAGTGTTGAGGCTTGTATATTTAAAGTTTCAATTTGGCAAAGTAAATACTATTTCGGTGGCGACTATTACGAATTTTTAGAGTGCATTTACAAGGGTAAAAAAGGCGACTGCAAAAGATTATGCAAGTGACCCGAATTATATTAATAAACTTAAACAGATACATAAAAGATTATGGAACAACAAGAACTAAGAAAAGGTAATTTGGTAGAATATCATAGTAGATATTTTAAAATTGAAAGATTATCAGGAGATTTTTGCAAAATTTAGTAAAGTATAGATAATAAAATAAATCTTCTTGCAAAAATTAAAAAATTAATACCTATTAAATTAACTACTGAAATAATATTGAGTTTTGGTTTATCGGAAAAAGATGAAAATATATTTAGTAAAGAAGATAACTCATTTGCTATTTTGAGAGAAAATGATTGTTTATATCATTTCATATTTCATTTTAGATTATATTATGTTCATCAAATACAAAATTTACATTATGTGACAAAATGGTAAAGAATTGCAAATAAATAGTAAATTATTTACCCAAACCCGTTAAAAACACAACAAGCCCCATTCCTACAATTAGAAGTACATCTATCCATTTGACAAAAGAATAGTCATTGGTTATGTTGTACTTTTCTACTGGAACTAATATATCCCTTATAATTGTATCTCCTTTGCATTCTACTTCGTGATAGATTTCTCTTGTAATGGTATCATAGCGATATTGCAAACGTACCTTTTTCATTATTAATTACTTCAACGGTCTTATGAGGAATGAATATAGTAGTAGTATCTATTTGAATGGTTGGAATGATTAAGGTATCGTGAACAATTACCGTATCATTTTGTATAAGGTGAGGGTGCTTCTTCACTAATCTATTTAAGCGTTTTTGAGGGCTGCAAGATAGTAAACCAATAGCAATTATGTATGGGATTAGTTTCATATAAGTTTTATTAAATAACCATGTTTACTGTAAACTAAAATAATATTAAAATGTATGTCTAATTGTTTTACTTCATAGGTTAACCCCTAGTTGGATAAACAAGTTTCGATATTTTAGATAATACGATTTGTCAGCTTTCATTTACCAACGTCTTTTATTTACACACATTGTAATAAATGTCATAATGAACCCAACTAGGATAAATACCAATCCCACCCTGCTTCATTTTTATCGCACATTATTAAGACTTCAATATCTTTAATTATTTCTGCAGGAGTAACACCCTTTACTTTAAAAATCGCAAGCCATTCCTAAAAACGTGCTTAGATGCTTTTGCACCGCCTATCTTTTTGTTATGGTCTGGACTTCTATAACCTGACGTTATTTGAATAGGTTTACCAATGTGGTCACGTAGCACTTGCATTATTTTTAGCGAGTTCTTTTATATTCTCTAATACTTCTGCTGGCATTTCTGCACCTGACTTGCATTGAAATTCTGAAAGACTAAAATTTTCTGTTAACTTCATAATGTTGTTTTTGCAAATATAAAGAAAATACCTTTACCATTCATCATTTTATTTGACCGTTCATAAAATAAATTAAAAAAATGTTTGGTAGTTGTAAAATATGTTTTACATTTGCAGTATAAACTTAAAACAATTAATATGACACAAAAAGAAATCGGGCAGTATATTAAAGGCTGCATTGACCAACAAGGCTGGACTTTGACACAGGTCGCATCTAAGAGCAAAATAACACGACCGACATTAGATAGCATTATAAACGGCAAGAACTACCGAATCAGCAACTTTATAAAAGTCTGCGAAGTATTGAATGTTGACTTTGGAAAATTAACAGTAACAGAAACAGAAACTAAAACAAATGAAGATGAGCAGGATTGAAATTTTAGAAGCAATGAGCGAGGTAAATTGGTCTATTGACTACTACAAAAGGAAAGCACAAGACAACAAAAGTATGATTAAAAAATATAAGGATTTACAAATGCACAACGTTGTAGATATGTACACGAAAAGAATAGAAACACAAGAGCGATTGGTTCAAATATTAGAAATTAGATTTATAAAACTAAAACAACAACTAATGAACATACACCCATATATGTTCATTAAACTATTAAAGAAGTGGTTGAAAAAAGCAAAGAATATTTAATAACAAAAACGGGAGCGTAAAACTCACAATGATTATGTACAAAGTAAAAGGTAAAATTTCGGCAATAGAGCCGATTAAAACGCTAGAGAATGGCGCAAAGGTAGTCAACTACATTGTTGACGAAACAAACGACAAAGGGTATGTTACCAAGTTTAATATTGGAATGTACAAAGGTCAAGAATACGCTGAACACGTTGAGAATTTTGTTAAATACAACAAAGTTGGCGATGAGGTTGAGGTTGAATTTACTATTAGGTCAACTGAATACAATGGTAAAATCTACAACAACCTAAACCATTGGAAAATAAATAAGTTAGGTGCAACACCAAGCGCACCAGTAACAAGTGAAGCAGCAGATGATGAAATGCCATTCTAAAATTATAATAGAAGTGCAAGGCAAACACTACTTCGCTGCTGGAGTTTCTAAACAAGACCAGAGAGGGAATCCACTTCCTCTCTTCTCTATTGGAAATAAACAATATTACATTGCCCGTACTAGCATAAGCACAGTTGACATTGCTGAATATGGAACTGGAAAGGTGGTTGTTAGTGGGTCGATGGATGATGTTTGTAAGAGGGTTTTGAATACCGATTATAAAGTTATATTACCGCCTATCACAAAATTGATACAAGGAACAAAAAAGTAAATTAC